ATTTGCAAACGTGGGAGTTATTGAGGTATTGAAGGGAGTGACATGAACCGCCCGACCAAAATCAGCATCAGATGCTCTAGCTGACCAACCAGTGCTTGTTGTAAAACTTTCTACACCATCATATCGATAATAAAATTGCTGAACAACTTGACCAGGAGCATATTTACGAACTCCATTTTCCATTAATATTGCAGTACCTGAACTATTTCGAATCGTGTCAACCGTTAAATTACTTGCCATATTTTACCTCTTTTTATTTTTAACATCCAATATTACCTTGTGGCATAGAAATATAAAAATGTGTTATTGTATATCTACCATAACCCACTTCTTTTGGTTCTGTATGCATCTTAACTGGAGTTACCCTATGTTCAAACATAGAAGGAAAAAACAATGCCCTATTGTGTTTTAATTCTACTTTATTCCCAGAGTCAGTAAATTCAAAATTACCACCATCAAATAATCTTGGCTCTCTTACAAACCATATAAGCATAGTCCATGCATAATTATCGTAATGTGCATCATAGAATTCATTATCTTCGTAATATGAAATCAATGTACTATCAGCATTTGTGGAAAAAAAGCTACGACAATATGGTTTTATTTCTCCTATAATATTGTGAAAATCCTGCGTTCTTTGTTTATACATATAGTTATAAACATGACTTCTTTGCCTACCTTTTTGTGTATAAAATTCTTCTATATGAAAACGAGATGCTTTAGCCTTAGGTTTACCATTATCATATGATGCAACATAAGTATTCTCTGCTCTTTCTACATTTTCCTGGGATGAATACCAATCTAATTCTTTCCAAATATTTTTTTCTTCATTAGATGTATACCAATTATCAAAAACTACAAAGGGTGTTTTGCCTTCCTTTAAAACTTTTATTTCCCAATTTTGTTGAGGAGGTTCCATGGTCCTATTTATAGAAGATTCAGATTGAATGTTGTTTATTAAATTGTTCATATATTTACCTAAAAACTAAGATTTGGGTCGGGATAAGGTGAAGTATAAAAAGTAACTTTGGCATATCCTGAACCACCAGCACCACCATATTGATAACCCATATTGGAGCCTGCTCCACCTCCACCAGCACCATTTCCACCAGCTCCTCCATTGGCATTTGTACCACCTGAACCTCCTGAGCCAACTGGTGATGAGCCACCAGGACCACCTACCATTGTACTCATACTAGCGGCACCATTAGTACCACTATTACCTGTATTTCCAGTTACGTTATAAGCACTGGCATTGTTACTTGTACTTCCGCCAGCACCTCCAACACCAGTACTTTGCGCGATTGTTCCACCAGAACCACCATTACCAGTGGCTATAGTTGTACTTCCAACTCGAACATAGCTACTTGAACCTGCTGACCCGGATTGAGCACCAAATCCACCTTGCTGTCCACTATTCATACCTCCACCGCCTCCTGAGCCACGAATAGCAGTTAAAGTTTCTCCACCGTTAACATTATAATATGCAATGATGTTACCACCAGCACCTCCACCAGCACCAGCAAAGTTAAACATACCACCTCCTGCTGCTCCACCTCCACCAGCACCAACGATTTGAACACCAACGGCTCGAACCTGACTTGCAATAGTTAAGGCAGTTGTACCAGCCGATGTATATGTTACAGGAGATGGCGGAGGAACATAATCCTCATAAAATGCACCCATTGAAATTGCACCAGAATTTGGAGCTTCACCATTTCCATAGTATTCACTAAGGGATATAGGATTAGAACCACCAAACTCGGCCTGTATTTCGGATAAACTAATTGTATAATTTGGAAAACCTCTAAGTGGAAGTGCCATTAATTATTTCCTTTTAAGCTCGTCTATTTCAGCTTTTAATTCTTTTATAGCCTCAATCAATACTGCCGTTATTTTACCATAATCTACTGATTTGGTTTGCATTTCATCATCTGCAGTAAGAACAACTTCTGGTAAAATAGCTTCCATATCTTGTGCTAATACACCTATTTGTTGTTGTGCATTTTCCACATCGTTTCTTTTATATTGCACACCTTGCATTTGCATTACTTTGTCAAGACCATTTTCTATATTAGAAATATCTGTTTTAAGTCTTTTATCAGAGAAAGCAGTTACATCATTATTAAATGTTGCCGCACCAGCCGCAGCCATATTAACAGTAAGAGCAGTTATAATAGAACCACCATCATTACCTTTAAGTATGAAACTTCCATCTGAAGTGGTAACATTTAATTCTGATACATTTAATTTTTCATTGAATGTAACTCCATTGTCTCCACCGGTTGTTATCACAATACCTTCAGATGATGTTATAGCGTCAACTTTTAATGTACTCATACTATAGTCCAATCTGCATTATCAGGTACTGTAACAGTTTTGCCTTCGGCAATTGTAATGGGCCCAACACTCATATAATTCCTATCAGTTGGGATAGTTAAATCTTTATCAATTGTTTTACTACTACTAAAAAACATAGTATTATGTATTAAATCCAATTGTGTCGCTGCTTCGTCTAATTCATCATATGTTAAAGCAGATCCTTTTGTTATTCTTTGTTTTGCCATACCCCGTGCCTATTCTGGTTTTGTTGGAAAGGTTACCGTATTTGGAAAACCTTCTTGTTCTGGAATATTAAGTAAGTTTGTTCTATATTGAGTCCAAGCATTTTGTTGTTCGGTTGTTAATTCTGCCCAACGTAAAGGATTAGTTACAATTGGATCTACCTGTGTTTCAAGAAGTATATCTCTTTGTGCACGAACTAGAGCGGATTGTCTAGCATCTTTTTCTTCCTGAGTAATCCTTGTAAATTGTAATAATGCCAGATCTAAAAGTTCATCATTATTTATGGTAGTATCCGTATCGTTAGATCTTAATGAGTAAGGTATCCATCCATAAACAGGATGCTCAATCTCTAAATCAAACTCTGTATCGTCATCATTTTGTGATACTACATTTCTTATATTTGTAATTGGTATAGACATATTAATCCTTTATGATATTCTGACCCAAACAGCTGTAGCTTCAGCAGTGGAACCGCCTTTATATATCTCACCCATAAGTCTCCATGTTCCAGGTAACGCAGCTCCAGCAGCTGCTGACCACCGAGTTCCTGCTGCAGTAGAGGATCTTAAACTAGAACCAGGAAATGTACCACCAGCAGCGGGAACTGCACCTATATAATGATACCCCTGTATATAGGTTCCAACAGCAGAATAAGCTGTAGATTGAGCCGATGGTATTGTTGGTGTGCCACTTAAATCAGAATATGCTCCGGAAGTTGCCACACTTGACAAACTACTAAGTTCGGAATTCACAGAAGAAAAAGCAGATTGAATATTAACAAATTCGGCATTAATTTCCGAACCTCTGACTATTTTATTAGTATCTCCAGCAGGCAAGGCATCTTTTGCAGCAAAATCTGTTGTTTTATTATACGCCATAATTATTATCCACCATATTCATTAACACCATATTCTCCTATTCCATATTCAGCAATTAAACCTGTTGCAATAACAGTTTCATCTATTTCTGCAACAACAACGGCTAATTGTTGTGCTTCAGGTGTACCAGTTGTTCTACCAATTTCATCATAATAAACACCAACATGACTTATAAATGTAGCCGGTGTTCCATCAGTAGAATTTGGATTATCCTCTACATAATCATTATTTATATGGGCAAAAAGTTCCTCTTCAGCTTGAGAAAGTGGAACTATAAATTGATAACATTGCTCTATTAATGCTTGTTTTTTTACGGGATCTGTTTCTGCCTCAATTTGTGGCAATAGTGTTGCATAATCTGGATTTCCAATTATAGGTTCTAAATTATCTAATTCAGCAATACCTGTAATAAATTTATTTATAGCCGTAGGACGAGATGAAATAGCATGATTCATAGCGCCATTTGGCATATAAAATGTATATCCTACATATTCAGTAAAGGTGTGAACATGATATCCAGCTGATAATGCTGAGGCATTAATATCTGTATAAAGCGGATAAAAATAACCTGTTAAACCGGTTCCAAATCCTGTAGCACCTGTTCCATAAACGTAAACAGAAGGTATAACAGGTTTTACAACAACAGCAGCGACAACGGCTGTTGTGGTTTCCTCTTCTGTTTCTTCCTCTGTTTCCTCCTCTGGTTCTTCCTGTATGACATATGTTATATCAAACTGTCCGACAGGAGTAACGGCACTAGAAGCACCATTTGCAATAGTTGTACCTTCAATTGTTACTATATCACCAGTATTATTTGTAAACGTGTATACAGTGGTTGTTACCTGCGTTGTTGTATTTACAGCTGATACGTAAGCAACAGCAACATTTGAAGCACCGTAGACATCAGGCCCAAAATTTTGAACATAAATGGGTACCGAAAAAGTTAAAGTTGTTCCAGGATTAGAAGTATAGGTTGCTGTCGTTCTGAAAGTAGTAAATGCATTTGAACCTACGGATACATTTGTGGCTCCCATTTGGGTTAAACAGGCGGATACACATCCATAAATGCCTGTACCAGCAGTATTACCTGTTCCAGATAATCCTATATCATACCCTGATTGAGTCATACTAGGGTTACCAATAAGTTGTGGTCCAGTATTTGCTGCCATATTAAATGCAGCACTAAAATTTGTACCTGTTTGAGTAGTGACTGGATTAGTTGTTTCTGATCTTACTAAAGTTAACCCTGTAATACCACCATAATCATTGGTAGTGCCGTTATATAAAGGAGGTGTTAGTGATATATTAGCCATTTGCAAAAACGTTTCCTGAACCAGTAGCCGCTGCATTACCGACCCAAGATCCATGTCCTCCGGTACCATCACCTTTACGATGAACTTGTATTCCGTTTACATATACGTTTGATGAAGCACCAGTTGCCGGATCTCCACAAGCAGTTATGTCGCCTTTTCTTACAGCACTAGCACCATTTACAAAAACATCACTTGATCCAGTAGCGTAACTTGTTTTATGAAATGGGTTCGGAGTAGGACTAGCATGTCCAATATGTTTATCAAGACCTTTTCTTACAATAGCTGGCATTAGTTTAAATCAATCCTTGCTGCACTTACTTTAAAATTACCACTACACTTAATTTCCATATCACCTGCTTCAACATATGTATTTGCTGTTTTTATCACTAAACTTCCATCTGGATGGAATTCCATATATGCTCCAGATTTATGATGTATGTTTATTCTTTCAGCATTCGGTGTGTCATCAATTTCAATAACATGGCCACTGGTAGTTTCTATTACTTTATTATGAGGATATGTCGCTGCATAAGGATCGGATGGAGCACCTGAAACACTTACAGTTTTACTAAGAGTATTTGTTCCACGAGCAAGTTGATTTGTTGTTTTACCACCAGGCGCGGCCTCTTCATATTTTGGAAGTGATCCAAGTATTAATGGATTCTGTGAATGTTCGCCATCTAAAAAAACACCAAAAACTCTAGCACCAACCTGTATTCCTAGGTTATTGCCAAGCCCATTAGTACCACCTTCGGTAATAGGCATTAATGGTTGTGCCCATGGCAAATCTGCATCAGGAATATCGTTTTGTGATCCTACATGAATACCATATATTCTTACCTGTGCTCTTCCTAACTGTAATGGGTCGTTAATACTTTTTATGTCGCCAATAAACCATCTTGTATGATCACCATAAAAATCCATTAATGTATTTGGTATTTCCATATTAACCTCTACGCCTACCTAATTTTATACATGTTAACGAAAGATCATATTTTTCTTTTTTAAATGTATGTCTTGCCGCAAACATAAGATATTCACCTGATTTCTTTTTATCTATATTTGAACCAAGAGCCTCTGGTTTTGATGTTGGTATTTCAATATTAATTAAATTACCTATCGTCGAGTGCTTATTACCATCAATAAAATCAGACCCATCAATAGTAATATTTAAGGGTTCGCCTCGAATAATTTTATTCATTGCTTTAGATATAACCTTTAATTTATAATCTGCCAAGGTTTTTTCTTCGCCGTAACCTAAAACATATTCATCAGTATCTATTGTTCTGTAATTATGCCCACCACCAATTATTGATACATATGATGAGGTTAATTCATTAAATGATTTATTTTCATATGTAAATTTTGGCGATACTGGTGGATTGTTTTGCCCTTGTTTTAATACTGATTTACTTATTAATGGTTTAAATAAATCTTTAATTACATCAAAATGAAATATATTTCTTGTTTCGTTTGCTGTATCAATATATTCAAAATTAGAACCAATAACAGAATTTTCAATTAAATCAAATAATGTTGCCGTGCTTGAAAAATTTGCTGCTATAATATTTCTATTTCTTGCCTCAGATTTAGAATTTGCAGAGGCAGTATGTGTTCTAAATGGTGCATCACCGTTTATTGGATCGGTTGTTAATATTGTGCCTAAATCAAAAAATTGTAATTCTTTTTTTGCAAGGGTTGAATATAAAAAAAATGGATACCCATTAATTGTTTTTGCCTTTTGTTTTAACCAAATTAATGCTTGGATAGGGTTAAGGTTAGGTATAATAAGTTTTATATTATTTTTATCAGCACTATTAGTTTTAATTGGTTTGCTCTGTAAAAAGTTTTTTGAAATTTTTGTAATAATTTCAGATATCTTACCAGAATATGCTTTACTTATAATTTGAACATTTGAAAAATATGCAAAGTCTTCCATCAATTGAAATCCAACTACTTGAATATCATTATTAACTTTTTCTATGGTTGGTACATCCGTGACATAAAAAACATTAACAATTACTTTTGATCCTGGTTTATTTGATTTAATTGAAATTGTGAATTTTTCACCACCTAAAAAATCAACATTTTCAATTAATTTTTCACTATCAAGTAACAATAATTTTGCAGTTAAGTACGGTTTATCAATATGTTCATAAATATCCAAATCTGTGACAATACCTTTACATTCTATGGGAGACTGAAGTCTTTCTGATTCAAGTAAAATTGAATCAAATCTAAAACTTGTTTTTGCATCGGGAGATTTGGTATCAGCCATATTACAATCCTACGGCTGTTCTAAATGATTCTGCTACAATTTCTATGGAATTAGGTCTAATAACTTGTATTTGTTTTAAATCACTATTTTTAGCTGATAATTTATCCAACCACGTAATTGGTGTTAATAAGCCACCTGGATCTGAATAATCATCATTATTTTCAAAACCAATATCAACCCATTCCTTATCTGTATTTTCATAATGATGAATAGCATTATACTGTATTTCAGAATTATTTAAAATTATAAACTCTCCAACACCCTCAGCATTCGTTGATGAAATTAATTCAGAATTTAAAAATGCTGGATCAGGAATGCCTTTAACCCACAACTGACCAAGTTGTAAATTTCTGTGTATAATTGTTCCTGACGCGCCAGATGTAAGACCTAACATGGATTGGCCTATTTTAAATTTATCATATATTTTTGTACGAGTGGTTAAAACCGTGACATTATATTTCTTTTGAGCAAACAAATATAATTCGCTATTTGATAATGGCCAACCTGATTCTCTTAATTTATCATTCATCAGAAAAAATGTCCAATGATAATCTGGAGTTCCATATATTTTTTGTGAAACTTGATCAGGTCTCTCGTCAGGTAAAATATTATAGTCTTGATATAATGTTACCTTATCCTTTATTTGATCAACAACATCAGAATATATTGAAAGATTTTCAAAAACGTCATCGGTTGCTTCATCACCAAACTTATAAAAGGTTCTAGGAAAATATCTAAAAAAATTCATTATGTGCCACCGTGTGCTTT